GATTCGTTCACTTGACGTGGTGGCTGCTGCTTAAATGCCCACCACTCTTTTACTATATGGTATAATACCACAACGGTAAAGAATATAAACGCAAGTGGGATCGCGATAATAATAGGCATACTCATAGTGATAAATATTGCTCTTCCAACTTCCACTCGCAATGTAACAAAGCTTGTGTATGTAGTTCCGGTTGACTTTCGTCGTTCCACCAATCAAACGCTTCTGAGTCGTTGGTGTTGGCAATAACGCTAATTCCATTAACGATGCCTTTAATTTGATAGCCACCATTAGCACGGTGACTCATTGTGATGTTACTGATGTCAAATTTCATATTGTATGTTTTTAGTTTTATAATGAGAAAGTCAAGTAAGTGATCAATGCAACTGAACATATACGGAGAGGTATAAGTCAATAGCTCTCCGTATGGTGTGCTGTGAAAGATGCTAAATGCACTACGCTTCCCGTCAAAGTGAATCTCACTATAAAGGTCGGGGTTAATGTTGCATTGCACTCTGTCGCTTTTGCTTACTATCATGTCACAAATATAGTTATATTTTCTATATCACAAAAATATTTTTCTTATTTGTGTAAAATAGTTTGAAGCAGTTCCCATGCAGCCGACAACTTTTCGTCTATTTCGTACTGCAAATCATGGCGTTCTATCTCTGCAATGTGCAATTGCTTACCTTCAGGCATTCGGGGATCGTAACTAACAAAGTAACCCGTCTCTAATTTGGTGGCAAGCATTCCAAGTTGCATTTGGTAGTAGTATTCAGGGTGCATTTGATACAAACTATCGGCATCAGTGATTCCAAAGTTCTTTAAATGGATGGCAGAGTTGTACGGGCATTTGATTTCAAGTATTGAATCCGAAGACATCCCATCCGGTGAATATCCGCTATACTGTCCGTAAGGGATAAAGACAAACGTCTCACCACCATAGTATGCCCAATCTTGAAAGAAGTGTTTTGAGAATGCCTCAAACGCTGCTGCTTCGTGTTCAATGCCCCAGGTCAAAGCATCTCCGTAAACTGCCTTTGATTGACCCGTTAATAGTTCAGCTGCTTTCTCGTAGACGAAAGATTCTGCCGTTTTAGAGAGCAACCCACCTGATCGTGAGTTGCCCATAAGCTTGTGAATGACTGATGCAGTAAAGCGATTTAGCCTTGCCTGTTGCCACTGCTCTTCGTTTTGTGTTATTGTAATTTCCATCCTCGTTCAATAAGTCACTTTGCAGATTCAATCATTACCTTGTACTCTTCACTAATCACGTACTTTGCCTCAATGTCCTTGATGCTGCCGCCATTTGTAACGTGAGCAACTGCCTTATCCCACATTGCGTGTTTCGGGTGTAGCGACTCTTTAGCCGTGGTAACTTTTATACCCGTTGCAGAGTTCGCATCGTCATCCTCTTGATTCAAACAAAAGATAGATGCTAAAGCGTAACGTCTTGCGTAAGTGATTGCACTACCTTGCGCCTGTGGATTACTTGCGTCTTTAACTCGTAGCACCTGCTCTGATTGCATAAACTCACCGCTTTCTGCGTGATAGACAGTTGTAATCAAAACGTCTTCGTGTGGGTGCTGAGTTACAAACAAACCGCACTGCTGCATAATCGGGTTGATGACTTCTAAGATTGCTGAAAGGTCAGCGTAGTTCTTTTTGAAATGGGGATTGGTTGCGCTCTTCTTTACGCTGGTTACTTTGCCTTGAAATTCAAACAAGGCTTTTGTAAGTGTGGTGATTTTTTCAGATGTTTTCATTTGTCTTGTAGTTGTATTATGTTAGTTGCTTTTACTTTGTAGTAGTAGGTTAAGTCGTGTAGGATGTCGTAGCGTTCGTCAAAGTTCAAATACATAAAGTCAATGATGTTCTCGTCATTACTGCGACAAAACTTATGGGCGTGTTCAAATTGGTCATCAAAGTATTTGTATGCTTTGGTCTGAACTTCACGCAGGTCATAGATTAAGTGTACAAAAGGTAACTCTACTTGTAAGGTGTCACCCTCAACAAAGATTTGTGCATCAACTTGCATGGCTTACGTCTTCTAATGCTGCCTTAATAACGCTCATTGCTTTTGGGTTAATGATGTCCCCGTTCAGATACTTGCGAACGCTTGGTTGTGATACACCCGTTGCGTCAGACACACGCTTAATCAAGCCGTGAGTCTTGTTTAGTTTGATTTGCTTTATGATTTCTGCTAATTCCATGTAGCAAAAGTAAAGTAAAGTTTTCATATTGCAAAAATATTTTGCAGAATAGAGCAAAAAAAAGGGGAAACTTATTCCCCCGTAAGACTTTCTACTATGTATTCGCTTATCCTTGTTGCCAGTGTTTGCGTTGTGACTTGCTTGAGTGCTTGAGATGCAAACGGTCTTGCTTTAGTTCCTTCTCGTGCTATCTTCTTGGCGATTACAAATGCGAGAGACTTAGTTGCTGCTATCCTATCCGGGCTTTTAGATATAGTTTCTATTTGAATACCCTTTTTATTGCGAATCCACTCAAAGATATTTTGAACAGGTGGCATCTTACCTGCTGCTCTGCCATTCTCCACATAAAACCAATAATCTTCCATCATAATTGAAAGATTGTAACCGGTTACCGGAGTGGTTACTTGAGGTGTTATGCTTTGGGATAAACTGCTACTTGCGTTACTATTGTTTTTGAGTAAGTTGTTTTGCAGCTGCTTGATTAACTCGTTACCCCAATTCTGTATAATACGTGTAACCCCATCGTTATCGGATGGGGTGAAGTCTTTAAAGTTTTTACCTATATCGTCAAGACTTGCCATTTATAGTTAAATAGGCGTATGCGATGAAATCGTTTAATCTATTGAACCAACCCTTGCCAAATACGTCAAAGTCTCTTAATTGAGACAAAAAGTGCCTTCTATGTGCGTTTAATGATTCAAACGCTGCCTTCTCTCCTTTCTCTTTTATCAATTGGTTAATTGTTGTAACCGTTTGATTTCCTATTTTGCCATCAATAGCCACTTTGTAGCCTTGAGTGTTTAACCACTTTTGAACCTGGCGTGAAGCACCGGCAACACCTGAACCCCAAGCAAAATCTGTCACATATTCACCCAATATTTGTGACTGAATTAAGTCGGCTTTTACTCCGTTCCAATATAACTTATAGATGCCTTTAAAGTCAGCGTGAGTCATCTCGTAAAAGCGTGAAATGGCTGTGTTGGATGTGCCATAAATAGAGGCGAACACTCTCCATGTTACTCCTTTGTTCGTGTGGTAGCCGCTGCCATCGGGTACAGGGTGACGTGATGCTGAATCTCTTTCGTGTTTTGATAAGCCCCCTTCCCAGCGAAGGATATAGCCTAAATTTGCTTTATCAATATTTGCCATCTTCAAGATGTTTAATGAGTCTATTGTTGTACCATTGTGCCTTTTGGAGGTCTTCAATGCCATTTTTACGATCATACCTAATGCAATACTTAAGAATATTGCCCTGCAAATAACCTTTAAATCCTTCATAACTCATAGCTGATTTGATACAGTCTATGGCTTCTACCTCGCCTTGATAGTGGGGTGGTTTGTTTACGACATCCATAACTGTTTAAATTCGTTAAAAGGCAAATCTATGTAAAAAACATGACCTCCGCTAACATATACCTGTGTTAATTCGTAAAAAGCAGACGCACCGACAACGTGGTTTAAATCCAAAACGCCTGCCTCTTCTATCTCAACTTCGCTGCCTACCTCTATTCCGATGCGCTCATATAAAGGATCTACGTCGCTTTCACGAAAGATGTAATTTACTTCTATTTTCATAGTGTTTTGTAAGTAAAGGCGTTAACTTTTACTGTCTCTTTGTCCCCTTTGCGCACTCTTTCGGGATGCATCTCAAGCCATCTGCCGCCCAAAGTTTTAGGAGCTGAACCTCTTTCAACGTGCCATCCACCTTTACCACCTTGATATTCCTCTTTGTATGTAGGAGTTCGCACCATTAAAATATTTTTTAGCTTAACTCTATTTTGACTGTTCAAACTTTCAATAGTATATGTCAATTCATGGTCTTCATGCACGTGTCCCATCCACACCATATCTGCACCTTCAACAAAAGTAGACATACGGTTAAATTGAATCACTCCACGTGTTACAGGTCCGCCACCACCAAAGCCGTGCATATATTTTATCTTATATGCAGCCATTCCTCCCATATCTGAACGTCTAAAGTTGTACACGATCCAACCACCATAACCGCCTACCTCTACACTTGTGCCGTTTTTAGAGTTTAAGCCGAATACAAAACGGTCAATGATGTCGCTTTCTACGCGCTTTAAAATATTGGTCTCATGGTTTCCGTACCCGATTACTTTTATCAAGTGAGCATAAGGAGAAAACCAATCAATTGCATCATTTACAACGGCATCTAAGTAATTAGTTTTGTTGTGTTCAGGTCTTATATCGTTTTTGCTTTTACGAGGATCGTATGCACCCTGCATTAAACAAAAAGTATCTCCGTTAAATAAAATGTCAGCGTTCATCTCTAACGCTTGGTCAAGATGCTTCTTTAATAGGTCACGATTGCAATGGGGATTATCCCAATGGATGTCACTAATCAATAGCACTTTTTTTGGCTCAAAATCGTTCTTTAATATGTGTACGTTGTTCTTCATAAAAGGAGTGCTATAACTAAAAGCGTGGTAACAATTGAAAAAGTCTGATAACGAACTATTGCGACTTGCTGCTTGTTGTTTTTGCTCACAAGGTCGGTGATAGTTTCATTTTGTGAATGTATGACAATAGAATCATTATGCGCCAAAACTCTGTATAATGTTTGCTTTTGGCGACATTTATGCAGTTCTAACAAACGCTCATTTATCTCTTTTATCGTGCTGTCGGAGAATTGAGAGGATAGCGTGCGTGGTAGAAGCGCTGCTAATACTATCCCTAAAAGTAGCAACGAGCGAGTCGTGCCTTTTGTCCACTTCGTATATCTCTCGTATAATAACGTATCGAATCGTATCATACCGGGATATCGCAGTAGCTTTCGAGGTAGGGCGTGTTGATAGTAAAATTAACACCATGCCCAGCAATAATGTCTGTGCGAGAATCAAAAAACGGGTCGGCTTGTCCATTTACAATAATTTCAAAATCATCATCTATCACGTTTCTGCTAATAAGTGTGACAATATCTATTATAATTCCTGCTGTATCTGACAGCACTTCTATGGTATTACTACTGCTCTCAAACTGCCTATCCATTACGAGCATGGCAAACTGATAAGAGATAAGCCTTGCTTCGGTGTTAAAGTTAAAACCATTAGGCACTAACCACACTAAAGGGTAATACTTGACCTCTTCAACGGCAAAGTCAAACTCTGCGCCCACCGCAAACCTTCCGACCATCTTGTGGCTTTCCGCTTGCGTTTTTATCCTGCTGATTATTTGGTTTAACGTCATACAATTTTAGTAGTTTGGCTTCGTTTTTTAACCGCCATTTATTCTTCGGGGAAGTCATAGTTGTAAAAACAATCGTCATTTGTACCGGGCAAATAGAACCCACCCAATACAGCAGTATTTTTTGGTCGGATTACGTCAAAGCCGGTACCTGGGTTTAAGAATTTCGGGTAAGAATTAGGATTTTCTTTGAGATAGTCACGAACACGCTCTGCATAGTACTCGGCTTTATCTCGATATCGCTGTTCAATTAAGGTAAGTTCTGACGTAGAGATAGGCGTTGCATTCTCACTATTGCGACTTGCTACGCTCTTATTCATGAATTTAAACGTCATAGGGAGCATGGATTCAACCAACGTGTAGTATTTCAAGCACGGAGCAATATAACTGTCTAAAAGCGTTGTATTAAGCTGCGTTAAAGTACCTGCGAATGCCTGCGTTTGGAGTTCATCGTAGATGCCTGAACCAATGATATCCCTTATGTAAATTTCTTGAGACTCCTTTATTGCGCTTTTTAACAATTTTGGATCAAGATTCTCGTTTAAAGGCGAGTTATCAATGAGGTAACTTGTGCTTATAAAATATACGAAATTCGTCATAAGTTTCTTCTAAATAATTGTGGTTGCCAAATGTGACGGCAGTATGGAACGTGTGCAGCAGGTGAGCTGCCTGCGATAGTCATCCAACCGCCTCTGCGCTTCCAAGCATCGTAACCGGGATCGTTGTATTCTCTTGCAAGAACGCTGCTAATTTGGTCGATGTCTTCACGAGTATACACTCGGTTTAGTGCAACTAATCTTTTGCAAAAGTCTCTGCTTGTTGGTATGATTCTGCCACCACTGATACCAGGTGCTTTTTGGTAGGTGTAACGTGTTACAATTTCGGTGCTGACATTAGAATCGTCAAGGCGTTTGATACCTTGCGGTAAAACCTCTATAATGCCATCTACGACACGAATAAGGCGTTCTTCTACCATCATGTCCACTTCGGCTTGTATCTCTTCTACGGGCTTGTTAATGTTGTTTGCAAGCACATCCAAAGTAATGCCTTTGTTAGAGTACAACCATTGCAAAATCGCAGCTTGTAATCCTTCGCCAAACTGCATCGGTACTGCCGTAAACTTTGATGCATCTTCTCCAAATTGAGCAAATACTGCTAAATCTTTGTCATCATCCCAACCAAAAGGGGAAGTAGAGCAACTGCATTTTGCTGAAGACATCTGAACGCTCTTAGTCATGCCTAACTCTTTACGGGCTTCGTCACGGTCTATAATGCCTTTTTCAAATAAAGCAACGTAATCCACCCCAATAGGAGGCTTATTTTTAGTTATTAATTTAACAGGTGTAATATATTTAAACAAAGACGTAAACGCTCTGTCCATTTGCTGCTGACGTGGCTCAATGTATGACGTTTGGAACGCTTCGTAGGCTTCAATGAGTTCGCTTCTGCCGCCTAACTGCCCCTCGGTTTTGATACCGAATAACATCGGTGACGTAACACGGTGACTCATCAATATCTCTTGCTGTACCTGCTCGTTGAGCTGCATGAACATTTTGTCAAAGTCAGTAGGTGCAAGGTTGTTAATTACGGAAGGTGTTTCGTTTGGCTCGTTAAATTGAATTATTAGACTGCCTGCATTGTCTGTGCCGCTAAAGTTGTCCTTGAAACGCTTAACAGTGTTGCGCATCTCTTCCGGTGTTGGGATGCCTTTAAAGAGCTGTATTAAGGTTTGTGCTGAGAATCCGCTCTTAATAGAATTAAGGTGGAAATTAGCGATTTCGGTGTCAATCTCAATGTACTTTAATGCGCTTTGATACGGTGCTGTCGGGTACTCTCCGCAACCTGCTCTGTACATCTTAAAATAGTACACTTGCTTTGATTCACGGGTTGCAGGATTCCAAGCAAAATACTTGGTCATCTCTGCACGACGATCTGCCCAATCTTCGCTGTACATAAAGTTGCCATCTAAAGATACACGAAGGTTTTGAAAGGGCAAGTGATACATCTCTGCGATGGCTGTTTTTGCTTTGTTCCAAATTATCTCTAAAGCAAAGCCGTCAAACAATTCAAGGTCTTGCGCTACTTTGTTTTTCAGGGTTTCAAAGTCCTCAAAGGCGTTAATGTTTGCTAAGTAGTCGTTAGCTCGTGCTATCTCTTCGGTGTTGTTACCAATTATCTCGGTTTTGTCACCAGCAATGTATGCCGCTTTTTGGGTAACAATTGCACCGTGCTTGGGTGAGCTGTTGTAGAGGTTTATAAGCATTTGCGGATAGGCATTGTCCTCTCCGTAAGTCAAAAAACCTTTAGCTTTATTCTCTTTGAATATCGGTATCTTGCTTTCGGCAAAATTTATCCGTATGAAGTTATTTTCCATCTTTTGATATTAGTAATACTAACGCACCGCTGACAAATGCGGTTAACTCTGCCAGGCTCGCCTTCTCCAAATACACCAAAACTAACCCTGCAATAAGCACCGCAACGCCTAACAGAGTAGTTTTCCAATTGGCAAATATGCGCTCTTTAATTTCGCTCATTTTTTAGTTTTTTAATGTAGTAACGCAGACCAACCAACCCCGTAATAATTGCAATCAAACCGCCTATCATTGAGATTATCGGATTCCATAACGTGGATATAGCGGATAGCCAACTAACAAAGGAGGTAGTTGCTAAAAGGTTTGCGGTGCTATCAGTTAGTTTCATTGAAAGGGAAAGGGGATGGTTTAGGGATATATTCGCCTTGTGGTAAGTCAAGCACCCAAGCGTATTGACTTGCTTCTACTTGTGGTATTTGTTGGTCGCTTACAAAATTAAACCATACATCGTTAATATCTTCAACGCAACTAAAACGCTCAAAAGGCGCAAATTCTTGTCCTTGTATTTGGATTTTTTGGTCGGGTGTTAAAATATATCCTATCATCCTTGTCTTGATAAAGTGGTTTGAAATGCTTGTACTGCGTTATATAAGTTTAATGAATCAGTTCCATCTAATCCATCACCAATACTACTGAATTGTTGCTCTAAATTACTTGGTGAATTTACACTTCCATTTGAATTTCTTGCACCTACATAGATTTCAATAGTGGCTAAAGCATTAGAAATTGTTGCACTACTTGCAGTTTCAACACCATTTTCATAAGTTTTTGACAAATTAGATGCAGTCCTTGTTGCCATTCTTAAACCATTTGCATTTGTTGCAAAACCAAATAAAAATGTCCACTCATCGTCGTTTAATCTAATTAAATTTCCAGCACCTGAATAATTATAAGATGCCATTAATTCACCATTAGCTTGAGATGCTCCAATTTGGAATTTTAGTTCTGCGGTAAAATTTTTAAAATAATTTGAAATATGCACACTATTTAATTGTAAATGATTTGATGGTATAACGCCCGTTTGCATATATGTATTGGTGTTATTGCCTTTTACTCCTGTACTTGCAAATGTCCATCCACCATTAAATATACCAGTAAAACTACTATTCTTTAAATTTTGCGAACAAGCCGCGGCACTTGCCCCCACAAATGGATAAATAGCTTTCATTTTAGTCCAAATGCCGTCATTTTTCATCTTTTTAACAAGAGTTTCAATTGCAAGCTGTTCGGTTGCCGATAGTGTGCCACCTGCAGCGCTTACTCTTGCAAAAAACGCCAAAGCATCAGGATCGAAATCATTTACTTCTTGACTTCCTATAATACCCAATTGAGTAGGCAATTGCCCAGCGTATAATTTATCGCCAAACAATTTATCATTAAACCCTCTAAATATTCCAAAGTCGGGCATTAGTAGTCTCCTTTAATTGCAAAAATATTAACTCCTGCGGCTTGTGCTACGGTTGTGCCCACTAAAACTTTTTGTCCGCTTTTAAGTTGAAGGTCAGAGTATGCAGATACTTTGCGCTCTGAAGTTACTAAAGTAGTAGCGGTTATAGGCGCAAGTGCTAATTCATCGTATAATTTAGGATTTGCCCCTGCGGTGTCAGTTATAAATATTAGTACCAAACAAGCCGTATTTGTACCTGCAACCTTTGCGCCTATTTGCGTGATTTTAGTGCCGTCAGTACCTGCGGTTAGCAACTCTGCTAAGTTAGTAGTAGTCGCTCCCGTTCTATCAGTTGTTGCAGTCGTAACCGTTACTATCTTCGTTTCGGGAACAAGTGCGAATATGGGTGATGTGTTTGCCATTTAGTAGTTATAAAATAGGTATAAGTCTCCACCCGTTGAAGGTGGAATATTTAAATTTGTGAGATTGCTGCCGTCAATTGCTGGTAACTTTGCACTTGCGTCTAACTTGACCAATTGATTAACGCCGTTAAACGTGTTTCCTTGAAGCGTAACGGCAGATGTAAGCCTTGCGTCAGCCAATGTACCACTTGAGATATTTGAAGCGTTTGTAGTGTCTACGTTAGCGACATTGCTTAAGCCTACTTGTGTTTTAGTTACTGCGTGTGGATTATTTAAATCTGCAACGTGTGTGGTTAAGGTCGTAAGGTTAGCGGTAATTTGAGCCTGTAACTTTCCGAATGCAATCAAAACCGAATCAGTCGCAGAAATAACAGCGTTTGTCGCTAAAGATAAACCCGTTAAAAGTACGGCTCTAACTCTTGCAGCGGTGAAGTATTCGTTTGTGCCTTCTGAAATATCCGTAGTGGTAAGTACAACCGCTCCCGTTTTAGTGTTTACGCTTTGTACATTGCCTTGAGAGGCTATTGTAATCGTTTGTAACGCATCGTTAAAAGTTATTGATGTATTGCTACCTGCGATTAAAGATGCTTTTACTTTGGTGTATACTCGTGTGTTGGTAAAATAGAGGTTTGTACCTTCGGCTAAATTAGTCGTGGTGTTCGCCTCAAGTACCCTTTGTCCAATATTTGCAAGGTTGGTGCGCTTGGTGATATTTTCGGAAAAGTCAACGATAGGTATACTGTCCTGTACAGGGTCAATAGTTCCGATCGGTTCAAGTTGTGAGATTTTCTGATTAGCCATAGTAAT